GATTCATTTAAAGTTATTACTACATTATTTCCAACTTCTTTAATTGTATAGTTTCCTGGAATATGTAAACCAAATACTAATACTTCAAAATTATTAGGTGATGCTCCTTCGGTTCCATAATCTAATGTAACATTGTATATTGTTAATGTATTTGTATTGTTATCAAATTCATCAATCATTCTTTGATTATATCTTGCACTATTTTCTAATATCTCTTGATAAAAATCCGATATTTTTGTTTTGTTATTTACTAATTTAATTGGATTTGGATTGGAACGAGTTTTGGATTGAAATTTAGTATTGGTTGGAATTTCAATATTTTGTAAACTTCCGGTCAAATCATTGTTAGTAAGATTATTAATATTAACCTTTGGAACAACTCTATTAAGTTTTCTACTATTTGAATTAAATCTATTAAGCATATTGTTCTATATCTCCTTCTATTTGAATATAATCATCAGCATCCAAAACAAACCCATTAAAATTATCTTTTATAAATTTAATTAATAAACCACTTGTACCCTGTTCAATATCATAGTCTCTTGCACTTATACTTTGTGTATTAATATAAATCTTTAATCTATCTTGTGTAGTTCTATATTCAATTTCTCTTAATATATCTACAAATTTCCAACCTGTTGCTTCATAAATCCAATATGTAGAATTTGTTAAATCTTTTGGAGTTAAATTTGTTTTACCAGGATTTCTACTGATTTTTTGTGTTATATCTAATAAGCTTCTTTTCATTATACAATTTCAATAAATTTACCTGTAATAGTAATTTCGTCACCATTATCTACTGGAAATCCAGGAGACAATGTTAATATTAATGTATTGTGTGTATACGATGTTACCGCAAAATGCGATGATGTTTGGTAATACCTAACACCATTTATATATAATTTAATATCGTAAGATTTTCCATCGTAAGTTAATCCGGAAGTAATTACTCCGGCTAATTGTGCAGGTGCTTCTATTAATTTTATTCCTGTAAATGTTGCGGTGTTAATTCCGCCATCTACGACTTTACTATTATTTAAAGACAAAAAGTCAATTAAATCTTTGTTGTCATAATATGGTGATGGTGTTGTTAATAAACCTTCCAATCTACCATTTCCAGTTACATCTACTTCGGTTGCAACGACTACTCTTTTTGTAGAAATTGATTTTTTGATTGTATTGTCACCATCAAATTTTTCTGGAAGCAAATATGCTTTCACTGATAAGCTAAATTCAATTCTATTTATTCTTTCAGTTCCTTCACCAACTTCATTTATAACATTAAATTCACTTAAACTAGTTCTAAATTTAAACTTTTCTTTGTCACCCCAATATGATGATGTATATTGTAATTGTTCTATTACCGCATTTAGTTGTTCAGTATAATTTGTCCAAACCATACAATCATAATTCAATTCCACATATTCTGGCATTTGAATTTTGTATATTTCATATTTTGGTTTAATGTTTCCACCCAATGCAGAAAACCTATCGTATCTATTATCTTTTGAATATTTTGTTATACCTTGATATGATACATGTCGATTTAACATTGGCATAGTATCATCTTTTGTAATAGATGTTCTTCGTATCATCATTATAGGTAATTGTATTTTACCCTTTGAATCTCTAAACACACCTTCTCTACGAGAACCATTCCATCTTTCGGAATTACCATATACCACAGGAATTTTTAATGCTGTTCCATTATCATCCAAAGTTGGTAATGCAGTATCTTCCAAATATGACATCATAGCATAGTCAATATCAAACAAAGAAATACTTTGTTTTAAATCTCCTTTTGTAGATTTAATTTCGTTTGCTCTATTATTGTTTTGCCTTAGTGGATTTGTGGACATATTATTTTATTCTTTCTTCAATGTTTAAATTAGATTTCGATACCATAAATGCTGAACATACGATGCTCCAATTTCTATCACTATTTTGACCAGGTAAACCACCTACGAATTGGATTTCATTTGTATTATCTATCTCATAATAAGAATTATCAAAATATATAACATCACCAATTTCAGGATATGTGTTTCTTTCTTCACATAATAATCTATCAAATTTGAAAGTTATATTTTGTGTATTATCGGGACCAAATCCTTCGTACTGAACATTTTCGGGTTCCTTATCTATTAGAACAAATAATTCAACACCAGGATACCAAGTTTTGTTTGTAGATTCACCATAGATATTTACTTTGGTTTCATTTAAATTTACTTTAAATAATACGCAAGTATTTTCAATTACGGTATCTACCAATTCTCTTGCAAAACTTCTGAAGAGTTGCAAGTCTCTATCTAACATAAACTTTGGCATATTATCCTACATATATTTTAAGTGGAACTTTTCTTAACATCTCTTGTTGGTGAGTCGATTCATGTGCTTTATTTTCCATCACCTTTATTCTACTCATCTCCTCTAAATTCTCTCTCAATTGTGTAATAAGTGCATCCTTTTCAACTTGTGCTTCTGCTCTCAGTGCACCCCCATCCAAACTTACTTCACCATCTGGAATTGGAATAGAATTATATTTTTCTCTAATTGCACCCAATAATTCTTTTGTAAGTGCAAGAGTATATTTTCTAATCCATTGTTTACCAACTTCATTTATATTTGAGTATTGAATAAAATCATATGGAATATCGGAATAATCAGAAAGTGAATCGGCTTGAATAGTCTGTGAATCATGTTCAAATTCATCCCTACTGATATATTCAAAATACACCTTCTTAACCGTATCGTTTGTTGGAACAGGAAATATTTCTAATTTATTATCTACAATATTAAATGTATGTGCAGATTTTCTAATATGGTCATTAAATTCAATTTGTTGCATTCTTAATACATCTTCATACAAAGGCATCATTAAGAATTGTGCAGCTGGTGAGTAGTTACCAAATCCCAATTCACTAATTAAGTTTAAAGTTCCCTGTGCACCCACCGAATATGGGTCAAAGAATCTTGTAATAGCCGGGATTGCTTCGTGGTATACTCTTGTTACATCTATTGTAGATGCTGAACCTGATAATGATGCTGAGATTGTATTTCCGGTTTGAACATCGATTGCTTGGGTTATTAAATCGTATATTTGAACCGATGAAGTCAAATTAACATATCCCTTTTTAATTGCAGTATTACCACCAACACCAGCAAGTGTTCCGTATTGTTGAGACATACGAACCGTTGTTGGTAAGAATGAACCATCTACAAGTGTTTGTGAGTAGTTTGTAACCTTACCTTTTGGTTGTCCTCTAAGAATATCTAAATTATTTCTAAGATTGAATTGATTGACTTGTGCTGAATATTCCGAAACAGATTCTTCAAAACATGCCCAAATTTGTTGATTATCTAATTCAATATTTACAATAGGATAACCCAATCTTCTAGCTACCCAAGTTGCTGTTTTTGGTGCATCCAATCTAAACTCAGTATCTCCATCGTATATACCAAATGGAGTAGATGAACCCGATACGAATGAGCCAGATGTTGAACCCGTCCAATATGTGTTTACAGACATTATTTAAAATTTATAGTTTTACTACTATAAATATGAATTATATAAATAAAAAAGGGAAAGTATTTCTACTCTCCCTTTTTCTTTATTGTAAGTCTATTACTTATCCAATCTACTCAAAGATTATAAAGTGTTTAAACCATCAATGATAATCTTACCGTAGAATTCAGGTCTTACGATTTTCTTAGCATATCTAGTCATAACACCTCTTCTTGGAGTGAAGTTGGTTGGGTCATAAACTAATGGAGTCATAATCAATGGTACATAAGGTGCGTAAACTGCTCCTGTTTCGAAGAAGTTAGAACCTTTGAAGCCCATTAAGATAACGTTCTCTGTCATGTATGGGTTTTTGTAAACGTCATATCTGTTAGAGATAGAACCGATGTTAGTAACACCTGCTGCGAAAGATAAAGCATCTTTACCTGGGTTAGCAGAGAAACCATTCATTGATTCTAAAATAGTAGCTACGTTTGGAGATACAACGATAAAGTTTGCACCACCTCTCATAGTTAATTGGTGAATCTTGTTAGATACCTTTTGTAATTTGATACCTAAAGTTTGATACCAAGTACTCTTAGTGTAAGCACCAGCTTGAACTGAATTAGAATCTACTGAGAATCCAGCACCATTCCAATCATATCCAACTCTTGCAGACCAATATTCACTTGTGAATGCATTTTGTTGTAACATTTCTAAGATTTCTAAATCGATTTCTAAAGAAATATATTCAGACAACATTTGAGTTAACTCAGCTTCAGCGTCTACACTATGGTAAGCGTTTAAGTCTTGAGCTAATTCAGGAGTCCAAATTGCTTTTAATTTTCTTGTCTTAGCAACGATTGGTTCAGATTTCAATTCTAATTCGATTTCTGGGATTGCTAAAGCACTGCCATCTCTATCTTCGAAGTCACCTCTTGAGATATCAGTTGGTTGTTTGTGGTAAGCTAAAGAACACTCTACTGTGTTGTCATTTGTCATACCAGTTGCAATTGCAACGAAAGAAGCAGTACCATTAGTGATAGTAGAATATTGAGGATAGAAAGTTACAGAACCAGTCAATGAAGTTGGTTCGAACGCTCTAAATCCGTTCCAATCTGCATCAGCAGGTAAGTTAATTGTGAATTTCTTCAAAGTAGTTGGGCCACCAAGTGCAAGCGATGCAGAAACTGTAGAGTTAGATAAATCATAAAAGATGTCACCAATAGAAGCAGAAGCCATAGTAGCTACTACTGTTGTAGTTGCGTTATTGATTGTGTAACCAAAACGTCCTGCACCATATAAACCACCTTCAGTAGCTTGAGTAGAACCCAATTTGTTTCCTGCTGGTGCTAAATTATCTTTACCAAATTGTCCACCATTACCAAAAAGTGAACCACTTAAGAAATCCGGGTTACCCGCTACATTAGTACCATATTTGAAGTCCATGTAGAAGATAAGACCTGAAGGCAAGTTCATTGGTTGTACAGAAACGAATTCTTTAGAAGCGATGCTTCCGAATACTCTTCTTACCAATGGTAATGCCACACCAGCCCACTCTTCTGAACCAGAAGATGTACCTGTTCTTGTAGCTTCATCTAATAATTGTTTTGCTTGGTTTTCTAACATTACTGCCATACCATGCTTTGCTGTTTCAGTACCTGCGTTTTCTAACAAGCCTGTTTTTTCCCACTTAGCTTTCAAACCTCTTGTTTGCTCAAGCATAATGCTTTGAGGGTTTGCGCCAGTCATAATTTTTTTTAAGTCCATTTTGAATGAATTTATTTGTTAATTTATTTAATAATACCTGCTAATTTCTTAAATCTGTCAGACAATTGAGTGCTTTCTGCAATTACTTGCTTAGTTGCTGCAGGCTTAGTTGATTTTGTTACTTTGCTTGCAATTCCTTCAGAAATAGATTTTTTAGTAGATTTGTTAGATGTGTATTTGAAATTCTCTGCTAATGTAGAGTAAACCAATTTCACTTCTCTAACTGAATTTGTTCTATCTAAAGTTTCAATCACTTTCACTTTTTGTTCGTTAGTCATGTTGTGTGCTCTAAATAATTTGTTTGCGAATAATAACTTAGCGTTTAATAAGTTTACTTCGTTGATAGTTTTTTGAAGAGACTTGATAGTTTTGTAAGCTTCTTTTAAGTCTGCTTTCATTTCTTCAGCATCTTCTTCTTCAGCTTCGTCAACTTTTTCTTTGTCATCTTTCATGTCAGCTTCCATTTCACGTAAGATTTCTTCTAAGTCGATTACATCGTCTTTTTTGTCATCTTCTTCAGCTTCATTAGTTACAACAACTTTTGGTGTTTCACCTTTGTCAGTACCAGCTTCAGAACCATCAGCTAAATTTTCGTTTTTAGCTTCTTCTTCTTCTTCTGCTTCGTACATGCCTTCTTCTTTTTCAGAATCGTCATCACCCAATTGAGCTTCTAACTCTCTGATGATAGCTTCTAAGTCTAAATCATCTTCTGTGTTATCATCTCCGAATTGGTCATCACCACCGAATTGGTCATCACCACCGAATTGGTCATCACCACCGAATTGGTCGTCTCCGCCCATATCAGATTGGTCATCATCACCTTCTGCTTTCGCAAATGGATTTTCTTCCTCAGAATCTTCACCTTCTAATTCTGCAAGTCTAGCTTTCAATTCTGCAATTTCTGCATCTTTGTCATCTTCTTTGTCAGCGAATGGATTTTCTTCTTCAGAAATGTCTGCTACTTTCTTATAGTCAGTACCAGCTTGTTCAGGTTTGCCACTATCTTTCTTTACACCAACTGATAAATCAGTCATTGCATCGTAAGAAGGAGTTGCACCTGGAGTCTCAGCGTATCCTGCGTCTACTTTAGACCCGATACCTGTGGACTTTAATTCTTCGTTTGTTGTAT